TTTTATTTGAAAGATATTACCCTCTTTCTTTTTCACGCCCTGAACAAAATTAATCATCTTTATTTTGTTAACTCGGTTTCCGGATCGGAATCGAGTTGGTTATTATTTGAGCCAGAACTAATTTCTGGATAGCGTTCATACGAAGCGCTGCTAGCTGAGTAGCCTCTAAGTTGTAAGTCATTTTTTCGCTCATTTCCTCTAATGAGTCTGTTGGTAACAGTATTCTTAGCTCCACCGTTGGTTGGCAAAGGACCAAATGACTGGCGTCTAACACCGTTGATAATTGTTGGTGGTTCATCACCGTAGTTGTTATCGGTGCTGACAGTTGTTTGCGTTTGTTTGTTTGGTTCTCGCTCATTTCTATCTTTCGATATCTTTTTCGCGACGTCCCAGGTTATATCAGATGATCTCTCTGAACTTGGTTTTAGATGTGGTGAACTTCGATAAATCTCACCGATCGTGAGTCCAGTTGCTTTAACAGCCAACTTGGTTTTATTCCAGTTCAACTCATCCAAAGTCTGACCTGGCATAAGCATGTCTGATGGGTAGAATTGACGCATTTGTTCCCTAACTTCAACTTCGCTTAGTCTAGATATGCCATCGACCCCAATTTTTTGAGTCAATGCTTTATAAGGGTAAAAATTTTTAAACAATGCTCTTGGGTGTTTCCATTCAGTAGGTTTCTTGCCTTCTAACTTATCAACGTGTTCTTGTAACAATGACAATTGATCAGCGACGGGTACATCAACCATTGTGTCAGGTACGTTTCCTGAATCCATACGTTCTATCCAAATTTTAACTTGGCCATTTGCCAATGTTACTCCTGTGTAGGATATTTGAAAAGGATTGTTTGTACTAACGTTTCCATTGATATCGAATGTTATTAGCGATATTTGTGACAACCCTCCAGATACGATACCTAGTATAGTTGAATATATGATGTGTGTGCCTCCTGGTGGGTCAGCATAGCTAAACGCATTAGCTTGGGCTGCTGATGATTGGTAGTTTAAAGTTAATTTAAATCTACCTGTTCTACCAATGCTAATTAAATTGCCGACTACTGTTATAAAGTCTTGCAAATATCCCATTTTGGCATTAGCTGCTGAGAAGAGCGACGATCCAGAAACTGGAGCAGCTGCTTCTTGAGAAAATCCATCTTGTTGGCCTTCTTCATATGGATCAGCATATTCGATCGTTGTTTCAACGATAATTTGTGCGACTGGCGTTGACGTTAATAAATTGGATGTTGGCTCATCACACCCGAACAGCCATACTCCGTAATTTGTTTCGGCTATTGTATGTCCTTGTCCTTGGGTAGTCCACAACCATCCTTCGCTTTTGTCTTGTTTAATCGTCGGTGTCCAGTTGTCTCCTTCTGGATTTCCAATTATTTGCCATAATTTTCTAACTTTGGTGTCAGTAGCTGCTTGTAGATTGATCTGAAATGCTGGAACATCATCAGGTAAATTACCATCAGGGTTCCAAATTCCATATATAGTGCCCGTGTCTTGATTACCTCTAAGAAACACGAGTCCAATCCGAAAACTAACTATTCTGTACTTTCGATATTTGATACCATTGTATTCTATTTGGGTATCTGGTGCCAAAGTTGATGGGTTGACAGGTATTGTAAAATACACTTGACCTGGTAGATCAGTGTTGACAACGAATATTACATTGGGAAGTAATACCTGCACCTTCTTTAATATACAAGTACCTTGGCCTTTTGCCATGATACTCGAGCCCATGGGCTCAATATTTCGTCTGATAGACAATTCTTGCTCTTTCATTCGGCCTGTGCCCAAAGCACTTTGGGAATTCAATCGATTTGCAAATTTTGAATCGATTGCCTGGGCTGTTTGTTGGGATGAGCGCTGTATGCGCTGCTGACGGTACATGGGTGTATCCCACGAGGATGGATCTCCAGGTGCTGGTAAGGGATCAACTATAGGAAAGTTGCGACCATTTCGCCCCCTTCCACTAGATTTTTGATAATCCCAGGTAACATTTTTATTAGCTCCCCGGCCTCCTTTTCCCCGTTGATTACGTCCCACGCCACTTCCCCTCCTTTTATTGCTTCCCCGATGAAAGGTATTCCCTCCGCGACGTCCAATGCTGCGCGACCGAGACCTTTGTCTTCCTCCACTTCTTCCGACACTTGTTGATCTGCGTCGAGCAAATCCGTCACTATTTTTTCTTCCTTTGGCTGTTTTGCCATCGGGGAGGCGGTAATCCGGGCTAGCAATTGGTTGAGTATTAGCTCCAGGTCCAGTTCTTCCGCCTTCGACGGTTTTGATGATGAATTTTTTGAGCGCTTCGATTTTTGTTTTGGTGTCTGCCATTTTGTCATACAAATTGGTTCTTTTCGTGCCTTGCCTGGCAAAGATACTCATCTGATGATCTGCACCAGCTATTAAGTCCAATATATTCCACATTGAGTGGATAAATATCGCTGGAACTAACGGCATAGCATAAAGTATCAGATGGCCGAGAATTCCAAGCAATCCATTTCTGGGAAATTCAGCGATGAACAAAATTAAGTTAAATGGTTTCCAATAACGTTTTAAAACTTCTTCAAATATTGGTCCTAACGTGATATGTAATATAAAGTTCATATAAAACATGCGCCCTTTGGCGTTTGGAAAGTTTTGAGCAAAAGATCGAAACAGTATTTTACGAAATACTAATATAAAGCTTGCATTTATTAAAGCAAATGAATATGTGAGACTCGCCTGTGTGCGTTGTGTTTCATCACTTATTGATTTTTGTAATTGTGACTTAGTTGTAAAGAGGAAATTTTTAACTATATTCCATACATTTTTATTTTTGGCAATATTTTCGCTTTTGGTTTGAATGAGGCTGGCTATACCAACCACGGATCCTGTTAATTGTGCAGGAACGGATCCAATGAATTCATGGTCATATGTTTCATTTGTTGTGGTGACGAATTTATTCCATCCCTCAATACTATATTCTTTGACAGCTGTAAAGAAATTAATAGTTTTGTACGCGACATTTAATATTGGTGGTATTATAACTACATCACCCTCATGGAAAACAACTTCAGTCATATCATCAGATATGACATTAGCTGATTCGACAAGTCCATTTTTAACACTAATTAATGCCCTTTTGGCTGCTCTGCCTGTTATTTCTGCCACTTCTACAATGTCATTAGCTAAACACATCCCCATATATATTGATGATGTAAAAATATTCATATGGTGGGATGTTTTCCAATTGACAAATGGGTTGACTATAGGCATGCTTGGCACGTCTTTCAAAGGTACATCTATATCCAAAATTTTGTTTAATATAGGATGGTCGAGTGCTTGTCTAGCACGCATACCATCAACGTATTCTTCCAGTTGGCTCAATTCTGGGTGTGTTATGTCATATCTTTGACAATACCACTCCCTAGTTTCCTTAGTTTGTTTGACTGGGTATAAAGATCCAATTTTATGGATATCGATGTAAGCGATTGGATCGGCGATGATGCCTTGTGTTAAATATAATATCCGATTGATAAAATTAGATAAAACTGGTATATGTTGAACTGAACAGTACAAACCTTTACAAACGGATCTACAATGGATCATTTCGTCCATTTTCGAATGCTTCGGTTGTAGGTAGAATGTTTTTGCCATCACGCGACCAGTTTTAGGTCCCAGTGTGTACTCCTCGATCCCGGTTGGGTATGCCAACATTTGACAGAATTCAAGGGCGTCCACATTGGTTGTCAATGATTTGATAGAAAAGGACAACCTGTGTATAATTTTATTGAAATAGTCATGATCAACCTGGGATTTGCAAAACCCAGTAAAATCATCGCCTGATATCCATATAATGGATTTCTTAGCGAGATCAGTTTTAAATTTTTTATCATGTTTTAAATAGACATATAAAACGATTAAAATAGTTAGCACAGTATTCATAGAATATGTGCCAGGAGATCCTGAATGCATACCTCCTGTGCGTAAGTACCAAATAATGTGTTCAATTATTCCAGGACACTTAAATTCCATTGTTCTTAGTGCCAACAGAATTTCGTCAAAAC